AGCCATGCTTCGATTAGAAGACATGATCAGAACATTGCGTGAGTCCCACTTGATGAGGTGGGCAAGGATGAGCATACGCGCTAGATGGGTTTTGCCGTTCTGTCTAGCAATAAGTAGCAGATTTGTCTTGCGTATCCAGTTGCCTTTCTTATCTACTGTCAGCATGTCCTTGAGGACGTACTCTTGCCAAGGTAGAAGCGGCATGTCGATTATCTTGCACAAGTCCTTGACATCATCGAGCTTAGTTTTGCCCTTGATTGGTATCGACTGAAGCCTTGGCTTGGTTGCCCCTCGTAAGGCTTTGGATCGTTTGGCTGGCATCGGGTTAGTTCTGGACTGGTTTGGCTGTGAACGGACTGTCTTGGTGGATTACCGACTGTGTCGGAGAGAGGAAGGCTGAAAAAACAGGGGGGGTACGCATGGTGTCTAAAAAAACGCGCTCATTGCGAGACCCTTTACGTGAGTTACACGATTTACACGCAATCCTCATGTTCGATTCGTCAATAGCGAGCTCTGGGCTTTTACTAACTGGAATTATGTGGTCAATAGTTAGACCATTACCATCCTGCCCTTCATGACCACAGTAGTAGCAGACGTAGCCATCTCGTGCCAACACTCGAAGGCGTACTTCTCGGTACTTCCTCGATAGACGAGGATCACCCTTCTTTGTACTCATTGCCATCCTTTAGTCTTGAGATGATGTAAAGCCTTACAGTAATCAGGCTCATCATACTCTGTATATCCATAACGATGTAATACATAAGACCAATATCTATAGAACTGATAGTCATAAGGTGCTTTATGTAATGACTTACTCTTTATCTGATAATAACCATAGGTCTGCTTAGTACCTGATCTATTGCCTATAGCATCATGCTTAAACCTAGACTCTCTATATACAATCTCGTTATGGCATTTATATTGCTTATCAGTTAATTGGTAATCAGCTAATTCTTTAATGTTGTAATAAGGACTTATTGAGCCTTGACCTACTGCAGTAGTCTGCATAGATAGAGCTATCCCAATAGCTGCGGCTACCCCCCGAGCAATCCGCCTAAGCGGCTCGGGGTGAGCCTTTTGAGAGGCTCTAGCCTGTAGCGTACCATAGGTGTCAAGCATGTGGATAACTCCCGCGTTAAGTGCGTGTCGTACCCTACTTATCCACAGGTGTGCATAACTACTTATCTGTTGAATAGAAGCCTGAACCCTTGAAATGGACTGCTGGAACACTTGAGTACACCTTCCTCATCGTCTCACCACAGAACGGACAATCTAGATCGTGTGGCTCGGATATGGATAATTCTTTGTCATAGCGAGCATTAGCCTCGCAGTTATCGTTATTGCACTCGAACTCATAGATTGGCATTAGCGAACCTTTCCATAACCAGCTCGTTTAATTGCCTCAACTGCTTGATCTCCAATTGCATAAAGCAATACTGGCATGAATATCTGACTAATCCCACCATCTAATTGGTTGAACTTCATCATACCCACATAAGCAATACCATCGGAAGCATCCCATAGCTTGCGTGACCATCCTGATTTAGACATGGGCAATAAAGCAATACCATTGCCGTGGCTGATAAACTTATCAACCCAAGGGGAAGGCTTAGAATATGGCGGATTCATCCATACCATGCCCGACCAAGGCTGATCTAGAGCATTATCTTCGATTGAATAATGCGATGTCGCAGGAATCCACGGGATTCCGCCTTTGGGTGCTGCAACATCGAGGTCAAATTGAACACCCATGGCATGAAATAGCTCGCTAGGTGTGTATTGCTCATCATTCGCCATTACAAGTCCTGCACTTCACATCTACCAACTTCCACGATCCGCATTGTGCGCATCTTTCAGGTTCTAATTCTACCGAATCTTTCTGAATATCTCCGTAACCTGCACGGAGCAATAGATCAACCAAGTCTTGAAACCGCATAAAGGCTAGATATTGTGACGGATCCTCTCCTTGTCCATTCATGCGGCACACCACGGCGCTTAGCTCTTTGCCTTGCGACCTTTTCTCGACTTGCTTGATCCATGCTAGGGGTGAGAACTCGGAGCGCGCTTTTATCTCGATGTCGAACGGGACATTGTGAATATCCTTACCCGCACCCCTTCCGATGCTCGCGCTTCTCCACCAAGTCTGTAAATAGGAGACAATTACACGCTCGGTACGAAAGCCTCGGCTTTTTCTGTGTTGTGTCATAGGTGATTTATATCTTCACACTTCTTACACAACCAGACTACTAGCCCATCTTCACGCTGATATTCATTGCACATAATGTCATTGTCACAGATTGAGCAGTTAGTCCAGCCAAAGCTCGACTGGAAGTTATATGTGTGCTTCATGCTTTACCCGCGCTGTTAATCGTGTGGCACTTCTCGCACTTCCACTCGTTCTGCAATGCCCTAGCCTTAATCTGTGCAACTGTAGGTGGCGTATTGCATAACTGGCAGATAATGGCAAAGCCTAGTTCTTGTAAATCATAGGCTGCCTTTTCAGCAGCTTGTAACTGCTCATCAGTAGGGAATTGCTCCCACTCATCATCCTGATTCCGGAAAAATAATTTACCCACGTTTCACCTGCGGTTGCCATGTGCCATCCTTTGCTATTTCATACCATCGAGGCTCACAGCGTTCTGCTTCACCAAGAATGTGATTCATGCAACGCCAATGACCCCATTGTTTGCCCGCTTTCGTAGTACCTGTTTTCCAAGCCATTTCCCCATGAGGGCAACGCTGTACATCCGAATCCGTTGCGCCACCAAGAACTGATTTCACCATCTCGACTGCTCCTTCCATAGTCTGAACTGGCTCTGCTGGTCTGATTGCCCATGGATCATCTTCCTTTGGTACTGGTACATATTCTGTGGCTGTCTGCGCCATCTTTGCCTTGGTCTCTTGCACAATGTTCTGCACTTCAACCTTGGCTTTAACCTTGCTCATCTCCTCGCGAGATGCTCGCTTGCCCTTAGTTGCATATCCCGCATTAGCCAATGCGCGCCCAATCGCACTTGTTTCGCAATTCTCGAGAGCAGACGTAGCATTAACTCCACGACCTTGTATCGTTTCTTCAGCGAGCCCAGTAGTCCAAGGTCTAGCATCAGCTTCAGTTCGATAGATACTAGCCTCAACGATAAACCGAGAAGTAGTATGCTCAAGGACTTTTGTATGTATTTGACCATCTGGGTGATCCTTCCAGAACTTGACTAGGCGTTCTTCTACTGTCTCGTAATCTTCTAGGTTAAACATATAAATCGTTCTCCTCTGTGTGCAGTTGCCCTGCTATGGCAACGTACGCCGCAAGGTCGATGTAAGTGTCTGGCTTTGCAGTTTCCATGCTTCTTGCGATTTTGACCAATGCCATACACATCGCCACCTGATAATCAGTAATTGGCATTTCGAGGTATGAAGCCCAGAGTGCGGCTGTCCTTGACATATTGTCGCTAGGGTGTCCGTAATCAAGTCCTCTGTCTTGGATAGTAGCTCTTGCTTCGTTGAGGTAATCACGTGCGTTCATCGGCTAACCTGATGCTGGGTCTGTGCCTTAATAAGACGGCGAGCATTTATCTTGCCCTGAATCTTGCCATGTTCGTGTCCTTTGGCATAGCCAAGTAGGAAGCCAAAGACTAGCCCCAGACTACCCATTCCAATAAGTGCATGATCTACATTCATTTTAAGCCCTTCTGTGTAACGTATTTCGTTCACCCCAGAAGTATTACATCAGACGGAGCAGACACCCGCCATGTTTAGATAACGAAACGATAACAATTTCATCTACCGACTCATCGCCTAGGTCTGGTCTAGCGAACCCTTCCATAGACCTTGCCGTTCACGATGAATGTGCCGTTCTTCTCGATGTTAATTAAGTCCACCTGTACGCTTGAGCCCTTGACGTACATGATAGCAAAGGCTTGCTGCCAATTAGCCGTTCCACGGGTGTATGAGGCTTGTCTGAAGTCCATGAGATTACCTACCTCGACTCCATGTAAAACACGCCCTAAACGCCCTCCAGAGGCTTCTGTGAAGGCACTACGCCCTGCCCTATGAGTATGACCAGAGATAACGTTCTTGCCATGCCTACGGGCTGCTTCTAGGGCTGATAGCCCGCCTAGCTGCTTGATAGGTGTGTGGTCTCCATGGACTGCAATCCAGTTAGGAGCAATGTTCATTGGGTTCTTATGGAAGGTAATGCCTAGCTCATCGAACTTCATGAACTTCTCAAAGCGCAGCTCTGGCAAGGATAGGAAGGATGGAATCTTCTTCATGATGATGTTGTATAGACGATCTGTGTGATTAGAACGAATGCAGTCTGTAACGCCTAGTTCCCAAAGCAAGTCCACGCACCTGTCTCGGTCATCGCCTAGGGTCTGCTCATAGGCTAGAGGCGTACCATCCGACCACTTGCTGATGGTCTGAAAGTCAATCTCATCGCCAATGGTTACTGTCTGGTCAGGCTTGAAGGTTTGTAAGAACTTGGCAATGTTTCTAGTGACGTGCGTATCCTCGAAGGGAACTTGCAAGTCTGAAAGTATTACGATTTTCTTAATCGTCATCCTCATCTTCGTAAGGGATGCGGTCTATCCGATTAGGTAACTCTGGCAGAATCCAATCAGGATAAGCATCACGATCAGTAATAATGGCAAGAGCTATATCTACAGCAAAGCCGCTTCTGCGCAAGGCTTTATACATCTCGTTGATACTGATTGCCCACGCGTCTAGCGCGTTATAAGTGTCTAGGTCTATGACCTTCTTCTTAGCCATAGGATAAGTGTTACTTACCTAACAACTCAATTATTGTATCGACACGCGCTTCAAGCCGAGAGACTTGATCCTTGATAGATGAACCGCCGTTAGGCTTTAACTCTGCAAGGTAATGCTTAATCATGAACTGTGTGTAAGCAGCCAAGCCGCCTAGGACTGTGACAATACCTACAGCCCAAGCTGCGAGGTCTGCTGCGCTCATTTCTTAGGTGTTGCGTATCCGAATACGCCCGCTAGGACTGCCCAAAGGATTGAGCGATAGTCGAGTGCGAAGTTAGATGCACCCCAAGCTGCTAGAAATGCTCCTGCTGTGAGGATTGCTGGGTTCTTCATGTTCATGCTGTGCCGCCTATCATCGGGATATTAAAGAACGAATCATCTGAATCGCCCCTTTTAGTGAAAGAAATATGGCAATGCTTGTCATGCGAATTAACTCCACGATACTTGCGCCAACGCCACCCCATGCGAGAGGAAGCAATGCGCCCTGCGAAGATGATGTAAGAGATTCTCTTATCTCCACGTTTCGCTGCAAGTCGTATCTGATCTGCAAGGTCAGGCATGAGGTCTGGCTTTGCCTTACCAGATAAATCCCTGTCAATGTCAATGGCTCGGACGATACCTTTTGCATCAGGATTGTGGTCAGAAGGACGTGCCGAATGACGTACATCGCCAATCCAGCCGTCCGAGGTTCTATCGCGGTCTGGGTAACTATCATCGACCTGCTCCCTTAGTTGTTGCCCTGCTTTACAGAGCTTTGGAGATGGCATAGTTGCTCACAATAGGGTTCTCGCTTGGTGTTAAATCTTCTGCATATACATCTTCTACATAAGCGCGAATATCATCATCTGCCACAATTATTGGCAAAATGTAATCTGTGCTTATGATTGCTTCATCAACGATATTACCCGCATCATTAACCGATGGCTTAGGAAGCCCTAGTTCAGTTTTAATTGCGTCATGCCAAGCATTAAACGCTTCGATTGAATCCCATTTAACCCATGCCATTATGGAGTTCCCCACTTTGTTTTAAGGTAATCTTGAACTGAAACGCGATCTGTATCAGATAGTTGGGAAGGGTAAAGAATTATTTCACATATCCAACCGAAAAAAGGTTCTGACGCTGACGCTGCTGCGCCAATTTGGAATCCAGTTGCAGAGGTAGTGTTATTGAGAGTTGCAGGTTGAACTGCTGCGGCAGTTCCATTTTTCCACATAGAAGAAGTCACAGAACCAGAAGAAATACCTGCGCTCTTAAACGCAAGAACGTCAGAATTGCCATTTGTCATGACAGTATTAAATGCCGAATATCCTTGACCAATATCAAAAATGGCTAAATATTCACTTGTGCCGTCAGAGGTTATGCCGTAACCCCATTGACCAGTGGCTCCAGTTCCAGTTGTAACTATATTCTGGAAGTTAGTTCCTAGAGATTTATCTTCCTTTGCAACAATAAATAATGTTGTACTAGATGCACCCCACGCAACGGAAGAATTAGCCATAAACTTATTACCAAAAGCAACTGCGGGTAATCCATTTTGAACATTTGTTTGTCTTGTTGGTTGATAGCCGACTGTGCCTTGAGTCAAATTGTAAGCATTGGCAGATTTGTCATTCCATTGACTTACTACTGAACCTGAACTATAAGAAAAAGTATTGGCATCACTAGCATCAAGCCACAGAGAATAACCAGAGACAGGAATACCCCCGCCACCCCCTGTAGTGCTATGGATAGCTGCTATTTGATTAAGCAACTGCGCCCACCACGTACCATGTGTCTGTGGCTGTCTTGATGCAGACTGCGCTCTTGTACTGTGCAAGGGTAGGAGAAGCTGCTGTTGCCCCTGCTGAAAGGATTGTGGTTGTGGCTGGAGTGGTTGCGCTGATCGTGCAAGTACCTGCCCCAATGTTGAGAACTGTAATGGCTGTGCCGACTGGGAAGGCTACGCTGGCATTGGTAGGAATCTTAAAGGCAATAGCAGTTGCCTTGTTCATAATCTCAAGCACTTGGTACTGATCCGCTAGGACTGCTGTGTAATCGGCAGTATTGGCTGTACCAATCGTGAACGTAGGAAGGCTGTTATATGTGCCTGCCGTTAAAACATCGCCTGTAGTGACTGGAAAGGTTGCCATGTTGCTCCTAGTAGCTCAATGTAGATTGTCCGATTATACCGTATGTGCTGCTTCCAATGATGAATCCATCAACTATTGGCTCTAGGGTCGTAATCGTCACGCTCATCTTGTTGGGTGTTATATCCCATGCAAAGCCCTGTGCTTGCAAGGTCTTAACGATTGTAGAACCCTCTTGGGTTACATTCGTAATAGTTAGATTGTCAAAGTAATCCAAGCCAATAAGGGTATCGGTTGGAACTGCTGGGTCTAGTAAATCAACTGTCATCTCGTCAATACGGATGGTGGTTTCTTTGCGAGTATTGACGTAGTTCTGCGCTGCGCCTAAGACCTGTGCATCGGTCTCAGCTACAAGGTTCTCCTGTGTCAAAGCGTGTGGGAAATACTTGTCAATCGAATCTTGGCTAAACACATTCTGTACTGTGCCGCCAATGCGGTTGAACTTCACATCGTTAATGATGAGCTTGTCATCGAAGGCATACTTGAGCTGCTTATATGGGATGCCTGTGGTCTGGTTAAACTCGATGGCTGGCTCACCAAGGGTCGCTGTGACCTCGCTACGAGACTTAAAGACTGCTGTCCCGTCTGGGCTCATGTAGAACGCGCCAAGCCCTTCCGAGAATTCTACGTTCTTAATAGCATCGAGGGTAATGCGAACTGTTGCAGGATCAGCAAGGCAGGTGGCATCTCCTGTGGCTATAGAGCGCATGGAGTTAGGGAACTGCACATCATCAAGAATCTTGCCTAGGCGTGTGCCTGTTGTCTGCCCTGCGCCTGAATCGGCTACTGTCTGAATCTGGGACATTTGCAATAGACGGAAGCCATCTGTGCAGAGAATATCTACATAGGCCGTCTCTTGCCCTGTAGGGAAATAATACTTGTAGTCATTGACATAGCCAGAAAATAGGAAGTGGTCTGCCGTTGATGTCGTGGCAGACACACGCAGCTTACGCAATGGCACTAGATAGCCGTAGTAAGGGCTGGCTGGGTTCTGTGGGTTGAAATAGCCTAGCGGGTCGAGGACACGCACAATAGCCGTACCTGCGTCATACTGGTCTTTCATGATGTTGCGACCACGCCTGATTGAGATGCTATAAACGTCAGGAGTTAAATCAACTGTAGGAATGATTACATCAGATGAGCCGAATGAATTAACGCCAATTACGCCGTTATCAGGTGAACCGATGACGAAGCCAGTACCGAAAGTAGCACCAGAGCTAAAGTCAAAGGAGACTGCTATCTGTGCGGGTAGGCTCATCCAGCAAAGCCGCCTGTTCTGCGGTTGATGTAAGAGCTATCGCCTGTGGACAAGGACTTCTGTTGTAAGCCGCTTGCTATCTTGGAGACTAAATCTTCCTCGGTTGTAACTGATCCTTGGACTGTGACATAGACATTGGTATTAAGCGGGTTGCCCTGTCCGTAAGTAAAGTTACCTGTAGGGATTGTGCCGCTATATGCGCTTGCGTTGGTAGATGGGATTTGTGGACCTTGAATTGGTCCTGCTGTAGGAATTGGATTCATAGGTGTTGGAGTGAAGCCAACCACTACACCAGATGTAGGTGCTACTGCTGCCGATACTGCTGTAGGCATAGACGGGAACTTAAGGTTGTTCAGCTTAGATTGGAACTCCACAAGCCATTCATCGAGGAAGGCAAAAGGATTCTTTATCTTCGCATCGCCGATAGATAAGAAGTAGCGATACAAGCCGCCTGTGGCATCTTGCGCCATAAGGATTTCGCGTGTGAGCTTCTGCGCTAGTGCATCGTTCTCGTTAAGTAAAGCAAGCTGCGCTTGTACGCGCTTTCTATCTTCATCAGATAACTGCCCTTTAAGTGCAGCAATAGCCTGAATCTGATCCATGTCAAAGACTGTTGCAGACTTCTTGAGACTGTTCTGCTTTTTCTGTTCTGCTGTTAATGCTTTAGTAGCAGCTACTTGCTTTTTAGTAAGGTTCGCAACTTCCTTGGCTCGTCTTGTCGCGGCTGCTTCTGCTTCGCGCTGTTGGCGTAGGCGAACTGCTGTACCTGCTGGAGAAGCAGAGCGACCAGTAGATGCGCCACCTGCACCAAATCCTGTGCCTAGCGGATCCATAAGAAAATTGGTGTAGCCCTGTCTAAACTTATTGACCAAGCCGATTGCTGTGCCTAATACCAGTGTGACCCCGTTCACAGCCTTAGCAATGTTGTCGATTGCCTTAGCGGCATCAGCAGCTTCTGTGCCACCACCGATACGAGCAAAGGCATCGACCAAACCTTTACCGATTGTTTCCTTGGCGTTTTCTGACGCTAGGGCAAGAGTGTCCATCTTGAATGATGTAGTGGTGAGATATTCCTGTGCTGCACCTGCTGACTTTGCCAGCATGATTCCGAGAATCTCGTTAAAGCCCTTGGTCTGTAACTCTGCTCTTGTAAGCCCTGTGTTGTACTTAATAAGCCCACGAGTAATGCCTACATAACCTTTGCCAAGGTCATTGGTGACTGTAGCTAAGTCCACGCCTGATGCGCGGCTAATCTGAATGGCGTTGTTAAGTAATTCCTGTGACTTGGTAAGTGATCCAGTTATGTTGAGTAATGATTGGAAGGCTGGGCGTAGCACGTCATCAGCAATAGAGGCAGTCTTTTCTAAATCTGAAATAAAGGTTGCAACTTGTACTTTGGAAAATGAAAGCCCAAGGTTATCGACTGCGGTAGCCAGTCTGTTGGCTGCGGCTTCGTCTGCTGCAAAGGCTTTGACTGCTGCTTTGCTGTAAGCAACTATTGCACCTGCGCCGAGAGTAACTCCGAAGGTACGCGCTAATTTCTTGATTGTTTTATCAAGGCGCACAGCCGCCATGTCGGCTTCCTTGAACGCCTTCTTGCCAACGAACTCCGCCGCTATATCGACTCTTAAGTCTGCCATTACTTCTTCACCCTTGCATTGAACTTAGCAGCCGAGGTCTCGATTGCTTTGATTACTCCTGCTGTGGCTTTGCCTTGATCTTCCTCGAAAGCTCTAAAGATTGCTCGACCTGTCATCTTCTGCTTATCGCCCACTAAGCGACCACCGAGCTTAGGTGAGAAGTTGCCTGTGTTGCCTGACTTGCGCCCTGCTGTCTCATAGATAGCACCAGCAGCAGACTTGTTAAAGATAGAAGCCAAAGCCCTAAAGCCTGAACGATTGGCTTTGCTAGGGCTGGTCTTGTAGGTAATACCACTTTTGACTTGAGCTGAATCAAAGTAACGATTAGCCCAGCGACCTTTGGCGTTAGGGCGTTGCAACCATCCGCTTGGTGCTTCTGCATTGCTAGGGATGAATCCTTTTGCGTTGCGCACTACTGGCTTGAGAAAGGCAGTTATCTGCTTAGTTGTTTCTTTTGCTAATTCAGGCTCGAACTTGCGAAGGGCTTTACGATAAGCGATTACGCCTTGGATTCTTGTTGGCATCGCTTCGCTCCTTTGCTATATCTGTCAATACCTGTATATGAGCCTTGAAAGCCATCGGAGAAAGTTCCACGATGGTGTTGAACGGAACTCCATACTCGTAACTTAATCTAGTTGCAAGATAGGTGACGGAGTTCCGATCTAGCCTAAAGGGTCGGACTCTAAGACCTCAACTGACTTGAGAGTACCTAGGAAGTCCTCACCAAAAGGCTTGACCACTTCACCCGAGCGGCGGATGGCTTCCCAGCACAACCAATAAACATCAGTTTGCTTCTGATCTTCAATGAGTGCCTTGTGAAAGCCTTTCTTTGCAAACTGCTCAAAGCTGTACTCTAGTAGCGGAGTTATCTCAAACTCCTGCACCTGTCCGTCAGCCCTTGTTACTTTGAGTTTTGCCATAGCCCTTATCTCCTTCTTACGCTGTTGTGACTGCTACTGTACCAGAGACGTTCCAAGTTACAGATTGTGTGCCAAGGTCTCCAACTGCGCCGTTGATGTCGGTGAGGTTGTTTACTAGGCAGGTCATTGTGTAAAGTGGGTTGGTCGCTGAAGTTGCTGCAGAAGTCTGCTTGACTGTAACTGTTACGTTTGTGCCGTATGCAGCCTGAAGGGTCTGCAAGACTTCGCTGGTTGCTGTGTCGTTGAGGAAGTCGATTGTAAGTGATGCTGCTTCAAGACCCTTGACGAACTTGTGTCCTGAATCGCCCATCGCTGTTACTTCAAGCTCATCGAATGTGCGGTTGATTGTGATTGCTGTGACGTGGTCAGATAGGTCAACTGAATTGACTGTTAGAACTACGCCATTGTTTAGAAATACTGCCATTTCAGTTATTCCTCATCTTTCTTGGTAGTTGGTTTTGCTTCTGGTTTTGGAGCAACCTGTCCGATTTTCTCCAAGAACTTTTTCTGCTCATCGTGCCAATCTGACATGATTAACTCCATTCCGTAAGGGTGCTGATCTGCACGTTACAGGTCAGCAAGTCTCCTGTAGGAAGGTTGAGTACAGCAGGTGCGCTCACGCTTCCTACGTTAAAGACAATGCTAGATGCTTCGAGTAATTGAAATACTCGGATGATGTCATCCTCGATACCAGCAAGGTTGCCTTGGTTATCAAGCAATGGCACAAGGATAGAAATCTGAAAGTTAGCCAATGGCGCAATAGCCGTATAGTCGTTATTGCTTGGCACGATATAAGGATCAGCAGGGCTAACGATTACAGAGTTAGCAATAGGCGTTGCAGGTGGGTAGGAGAATACTGACCACTTTGTGTTATCAGTAAGAGCTGCTGCGATGCTAGAGCGTAGGGTGGTTATCGCTGGCATCAGCCCACCATAGAGTTAGGGCTTAGGTATGGTGCTAGTAAGCCTCGTACGCGAGCCATAAGCTGATTAGACATTGTGTAAGGGCTTGGTGCATATCCGTCAATAGATACGCCTTGACCTGTTGGTGCTTGGCGGGCTTGCCAGATAGCAACTGAAACCATAAGGCTTGCTTCTTGAATTGCAGGGATGGTTGCAGGATCGAGAGAAGTTGCTCCAGCTACTGAACCAAAAGGATTAACGAAATGCTTTGGCTGAACTGTGCCGTTGTTGATATTATACTTGATTGTGTAATCAGTAACTTCTGTAATTGTGTGACTGCCGTTTAGGTGTGCTTCGTTGTTAGAGACCACTACGGTTTGACCTACGTAGAATGTGTCTTTAATGTAATAATCAAAGTACAAAGTTGCTGTTGTGGCTGTTGATTCGTGTGCCACGTTGTAAGTCGTGTTATTCCATAAAAAAGGCAACAAGACGTTATCACTAGCGTCACAGACTGATTGCAAAACTGCATCAGTATAAAGAGTTCCGATACCGAGTGCGGTGCGAAGCTCTGCAACTGTGGTGAGTGCCATTGTTATCCTTTCTAAAGACTTGGCGGGCTACAAGGGCTCTGGTAGCCCGCCAAGCGACTTAGTTGAACGATTAGTTCTTGTTGAACCAGTTCGCTCCTGCTGCCAACTTGGTGGCAAGTGCGCCCTGACCGAAGAGCAGAATATCTACTGTTCCATCAGAGTTAATGTTTGTACGTAGTTGCTGACGTGCTGACTCGTACCATGTGTAAGCCTCTGGGTTGATAACAGCCATTGAGTAATCTGCTGTACCGACTCCGCCAGAACCCTGCATGTAACGAGATACACGAAGATCAAGACCTGCAACTGTGCCACGTAATGACTGTGGT